ATTTCTCAAGGATTGAATCTGCGAAATTCTTATTGAATTCAGCAGGGACAATTAGCAATATTTATGCTTTGAATTACAATATTTTAAGAATCATGTCCGGTATGGGTGGATTGGCCTATGCGATTTAAAGTAATTTTCATTTATTTCATTCATTTTATTTTTTTTAATTTATTTTATTTTATTATTTTCCCCAAATTTTTTTCTAAGTATAAGTATAAAAACAATGGGAGGAGGATTAATGCAACTTGTCGCTTACGGAGCTCAGGACATCTACCTTACGGGTAACCCACAGATTACTTTTTTCAAAGTCGTCTACCGCAGACACACGAACTTCTCAATGGAGGCTATTTTACAAACATTCAATGGAACGGTTGGCACTGGACAATCAACCGTCACGGCAACTATTTCTCGCAATGGTGATTTAGTTTCTAATCTTTGGTTAGATGTTAAATTAACTTCGGGTGGGGTTTTTACAGGTCGTACAGGTCAATCATACTTTAACTGGACCAACAATACAGGTCATGCTTTTGTTAAAGATTGTGAACTAGAAATTGGAGGTCAAAGAATTGATCGTCATTATTCAGAATGGTTAGATGTTTGGAACGAATTAACTGATCATGAAGAAGCAGAATGGCTCGGTCTTAATAAACATGCTGCGAAGAATGCTTACTTGAAATCAAATACAAGTCTAGATCCAGGGAATAATCAATTATACATTCCTCTTCAGTTTTGGTTTTGTCGCAACCCTGGTCTTGCTTTACCATTGATTGCTCTTCAATATCACGAAGTAAAACTTAAGTTAACTACCCGTGGATTGTTAGATTTAATTAATGCAGATGCTGGTGATGCGGTAGATGTAGCCCTCCCCTCATCGGGTAGCGGTGTATCAGCAGATTTATATGCAGATTACATTTACTTAGATACAGATGAACGTCGTAGATTCGCACAAGTATCACACGAATACTTAATTGAACAATTACAAAGAGAAACAGGAACAATGTCTACTTCTCAAACCCTTAACTTTAACCATCCTGTTAAAGAATTAATATGGGTTGTTAAAGATAGTGATTGTGCTACTTCAGGGGTAAGTACCGTTGATGCCACAGCTAATACAGCAGGTGGTAATGCCGGAGGCAATAATGATTATTTTAACTACGCATCAGGTGCTAGCAGAACAGATGAAGAAATTGCAGGAGCTACATCTAAAGAAGGATTTACAGATATGAAACTTCAACTTAATGGACACGATCGTTTTTCCAAGCGTAAAGCTTCGTACTTTAGAACATGTCAACCAATCCAGGCAGGACACAAAGTTCCATCCAAATATATTTACATGTATTCATTTGCCTTGAAGCCAGAAGAACATCAACCATCCGGAACTTGTAATTTCTCTCGCATTGATAATGCCCAAATGATATTTACGACACCTAGTACCGGCGATCTGACTGTCTACGCCATAAACTACAATGTCCTCCGTATCATGTCCGGTATGGGTGGTCTTGCCTACTCGAATTAAAGTTCTTAAAATTAAATTAATATTAATATTTTTTTTAAAAAATAAAATGTTTTTAAAATTCTTTAAATTATCATAAATAATTTAAACATTCTTAAAATAAAAGTAAGTTCTTAAAAAATAAAGTTAATCAACATCTTCCATTTCCTCAACCTCAACAGATTCATCAACTTCTTTTGCATCTGGCTGATTCGCTTTTTCTTCAAATCTTTCATCTCTTTCTTGTAATTGTTTCGCAATTTCACAAACATTATGATAAGTGATATTAATATCTTTTAATTCTTCATCTTTCCAACAACCTCTTGCTTTCGATACATCAATAATTTGTTTCACATTCTTTAACATTTGAATGATATTTTTTGATTCAGATTCCATATTTTATTAATGATATGGAATATTTTTTTAAATATATTTAATTTAGAAGAAGAGAAATGATATAAATATTTAGTATCCCGTCGCTGTAAACATCGTCCCAGCCAAGGCGTCAAGCGCGGTGGTGGTGGCATTAACGTTTATAGTACCAGTAACAATCACTTCAGTTGGGGAGACATAGAAAAATTCTAAGTCAGTGCCTATGCCGCCACCGAATGTTACGTCGTTCTCATCTAATTCTATAGACTTCTCCGCCCCCGCATCTGGTACAACAGTTGTTCGGTTGACACCCTCGATGTCTGCCTGTCCGGCGCCGGAGCCGATACCACATCTCTCCTGTGTTATTACTCCACCAAAGGTAGCGGTACCGCCATTAGGAAGTTGAATTTTGGATGCCGCAGCCATGGTTCCGGTATAAAGAAGTCTATAATATAATCCTACATTGGTATCCGCTGCTGGTAATTTAATGACAGCGCCGCTGCCCAGGGCGGCCGAAATAACTACTAATCCAGCATCGCTGGGAGCGAGAGTGTGCGAAGCGTCCGCTGCAGTAGCCACGGTTATAGTTTTTACTGACCCTACAGGTATTACACATCCTGTAAAATTTCCTTCAACATGTAAGTTCTGAAAAACTCCATCTTTTAAACATCCTACTTCCGCCATTATTTATATTATAGCATATAAAAAAATTTGTTTAAATGGGCGCAAAAATAGCGGGATATCTTTTTTTTTAGAAAATAAAAATGATATATATTTAACTGTAACCGTCCTCAGTAAACATCGTCGCCGCCACCCCGTCAAGGGCGGTGGTGGCTTTATTAACGTATATACTACCAGTAACAATTACTTCAGTTGTGGAGGCATAGAAAAATTCTAAGTCAGTGCCTATGGCGCCACCGAATGTTTCATCGTTCTCATCTAAGTCTATAGACTGTTTGTTCGCACCTGGTACAACAGTTGTTCGGTTGACGGCGACGGCGTCTGCCACCCCAGTACCGTTACCACATCTATTCTGTGTTATTACTCCACCAAAGGTACCGGTGCCGCCTTGAGGAAGTTGAATTTGGGATGCCGCAGCCATGGTTCCGGTATAAAGAATTCTATAATATAATCCTACATTGGTATCCGCTGCTGGTAATTTAATGACAGAGTTGTTGGCCAGTTGTGCCGAAATAACTACTAATCCAGCATCGCTGGGAGCGAGAGTGTGAGAAGCGTCCGCTGCAGTAGCCACGGTTATAGTTTTTACTGACCCTACAGGTATTAAACCTGCAAACTCTCCTGTAAATTTTCCTTCAACCTGTAAATTTTGAAAATGTCCATCTTTTAAACATCCAACTTCTCCCATTTCTTTTTATACCTTATACTTAGAAAATAATTTTAAGTATTTTTATTTAATTCATCAAAAAAAAAATTCTTTAAAATTCTTTTTAATTTACGTATTTTCCCAAAATTTTTTCTATGCTATAAGTATAAAAATATGGGAGGAGGATTGATGCAATTGGTAGCTTATGGCGCGCAGGACATTTACCTTACGGGTAATCCACAAATCACTTTCTTTAAGGTTGTCTACCGCAGACACACTAACTTCTCGATGGAAACCATCGAACAGACGATTAATGGGACACCGTCACCAAGTGGTTCATCCACTGTCACTATTTCTCGCAATGGTGATTTAGTTCACAAGATCTATGTTACATCAGAATCTGCCGACGACGATGTTACAGATGGTACTAAACTAATTTCAGAAGTTGAACTTGAGATTGGTGGTCAAAGAATTGACCGTCATTATAGTGAATGGATGAATGTATGGAATGAATTATCTACACCTGAGTCCAAGGCTATTGGTCTTAAATCTATGCAAGGTGCTATTGGAACATCGGGTTCCGCTGGTGCCGCAACGGGTGTTGGAACTGTTCAGGTCCCACTTCAATTCTGGTTCTGTCGTAATCCGGGTCTCGCTTTACCATTAATTGCTCTTCAGTATCATGAAGTCAAACTTAAGTTTACTTGGGGTGCAAATCCTGACTGCGGGGGTGGAATAGAAGAAGCGAAAGTAGTATGTGATTACATCTACCTTGACACTGACGAGCGCCGTCGTTTTGCCCAGGTTTCGCACGAATACTTGATTGAACAGTTACAGAAGGAAGACAAAAACACCTCCGAAACACAACATAAATTGAACTTCAATCATCCGGTTAAGGAACTAATTTGGACAACGGATGATTCAACATACGCAAAAGCACAACTCAAACTTAACGGTCATGATCGTTTTGCTTTCCAAGATTCGGAATACTTCCAGCTCAGACAGCCTTATGATTACCACACGGCTGTCCCGGCACAGAACTTACCTACAGATGCCATAAGTTTCCATAAGTCTGTAAATACATACACAAATATAACTGGTAATGTAGGGAACTCTGCTTTAATTTGTGATGTAGATCAAGCTGTTGCGGGCCAAGCAGCCGCCAGCGCTACCGAATTCAATGCTATTAAGTTTGGTGCTACT